AAGAACAACCAATTCCAGATTTTGGATTTGAAATCAAAAGAGAAAATCACATTTTAGTACAATGTTACGCTAAAAAAAGTGCATTGGCTTCTCAGCTAGTGGGTATGGACAACCGTAAAACCACTGAAATTAAAAATGCTTTTAAAGTATTGATGGCTAATGGTTCTAAAACCTTTAAAGAAGGAGATATTATTTCTCTTGGAGATAATATGGTGGATAAACCAATTGTAAGCTATAAGCCACCTGTAGGAGGAGATCCTGAGGGAGAAGCTAGACCAGTATTCGGCTCCTATCTACAAGGACTAATGCCATTTGCATTCTTCTGTAATAAGTTAGAAGACGCAGACGATGCTTTAGAGCTTACATTTTTAATACCAGAGGATCTTGTCACCGTAAAACATAATATATAAAATGGAAAAAAATATCAATAAGAAAAAAACACCCGCTTCTCCTAAGAAGAAATCGTCTAGAGTGACTAAAAAAGAAGAGACCTCTTTGTTAGAGAGCAATAAGATAGAGGATAGTATTATAAATGAAACTCCAATTGTTTATAATACCCCAAAATGCACTGTTCCTTCTTCAGATATTCTTGGAATAAAGTCATTTACGGAGTCTTTACGATACAAAATTGTAAATTTTATAAAACTATTACTAACCTATAAATAAAAAAAATGAAACCAATGATGATGATGAACAACAAAAAGAAAATTCTTTCATTAACAAAAGAGACTAATTCAGAGAAAGAAACTTATGCCCTTAAAAAAAGAACTGAGAAAGAAGAAGTTACAAAAACTTTAGAAAAAATCAGCAACGGATGGCTTTTAACAGTGGATAAATATTCTTTAGATGGAGGAGATGAGTATTCTTGCATTAAAAAGTATTTTGAAAAAAACCCTTTAGAAATGGAAGAAGAAGAGGATAAAGAAGAGGAAGAAGTTGGAAAAATGGCAGGAGAAGGGTTTATGGAAAATTGGGATGTTTTAAGCCTATAAATAATTTTCAATATGTTTGCCAATCCAAATGCAGCTAATCCTGCAAAGATTAATTTTAAGAATGTAAAAAACTTCCTCTCTGCACAAGTCAGGGAGGCAGGTTTTTTGCCTGAATGTGAAAAAGAACAAGTGCTCTGGAGAGCAGAAGTGGCTAAAGAATGCACTGTAAATGGTAGCTGCTTAGAATGTGGGTGTGAAACCCCCGACCTATATTACGGTACAGATGGGTGTAAGAGAAAGGAAAATCCTTGCTTCCCTGATATGATGGGAGAAGAGGAGTGGGAGAAGTTTAAATTAGAAAACAATATAAATTTTTAATAAAATGACAGATAATATCAACCCAAACTTAAAGCTCACCACAGTGGTATTTGAACCAGACGTAGTATTGGTTACAGGTAGAAGAAATGACACTGTAAGCGGAAAAGCATTAGTAAAAAACATAGGGAATGAAACCTTTGTATGCCAAAGTGTTTCTAAAAGTTGTGGGTGTACCACTCCTTCAGGAATCAATACAGGAACTATTATAGAGCCAGGAGAAAGCAATGAGTTAAATTTTAGTATTCAACTAGGCACTCCTTCAGATAAGTTCATTTATGTCCATGGTAATGCCACCGCAATATCTCTTAGAATCACAAAAAACATTATTTCTTAAACTTTTATTATGGAACTAATTGTAGATAATAAAAGATTAACTTATATTTTTCATAATGATTTTGAGTTATCAGCAATTAATGATGCCTTAACATTTTTAAATAATAATGATTTACCTATTAATTTTTTCATTAACACTCCTGGAGGTTATACAAGTTTTGTACATCCTTTATCTAAAGCTATTGAGGATTATGAGGATATAGTTCTCTACCCTATTGAGGAATGCTCAAGTGCAGGATTTTTCTTATTAATGAACACTACCGCTCCAATTTGTTTTTTAGATAAATCAATGAGGGCTATTGTTCATTTTCCAAGAATAGATTGTTTAGTGGACCTTAATGAAACTCCTATTTATGATAAAAAAGAATTAAAACTTAGATCATTGAATAATAAATTTAAAGACCTTTTGTTAAAACTACCCTTAGAGCAAAAGCAACTAAAAAAACTATTAAAAGGAGAAGACATAACCCTATATTATAATGATTTATTAGAGATTTTTAAAGATAGAATAATACATGAGTAACCATAATAATCATTTTGAAATTAGAAAAAGTAAAAGACTAAAACAAGTACATTCTACAAGGGATTTCTTTACTGGCGAGACTATTCTTTTTATATGTTGCGAAGAATCAAAGATACCTACTCAACACACAATACAATTAGACGTAAATTACCATGTGCTAGACCCTATTGTAAAATACATTAAGCATTCCTTTGACCCCAACGTAAGAGTAGAGGGACATTCTTTAGTAGCCACTAGGAGAATAAGAGAGGGGGAGGAGATTAAGAGAAACTATTACGAAACTGAGGAAATTATTGTAAAAGAGTTTACAGATAAGGAAACAGGAGAAAAGGTAAACACAAAGAATCTCTATTTATTTAATAATAAAAACACAGACGATGGATTATTATTTAATGCAGAATTTTGATTATGAGGTTAATAGAATTTTATTTTGGGAAGTGAATCCTGAATTTAAATTTACAGAACCTTTTGATAATTTTTATAATTCTTCAGAGAACAAGGACTACACTTCAGAAGTAATGTGGGCCATATATCTTTTTTGTGATATAAAGTCTCCAAAGATTAGACTTAGAAAAGATGAAAGAGCAGAAGACATTAAAAAATACTTTTTAAAAGAAGATTCTTTTGATTTTGACCATCACGAAGACTTGATAGATGCCTATCCAAAGGTAGTGATGACAAAGATACAAAGAGAGTTGAAGGTATGGCAGGATAAGATAGAGGAGAGAAATAAGTTTCTAGAAACCCTTTCTTATAGCTTAGATACCTTTGAAGCCCTTGATAAGATGATGAAAGACTCCAAGCTTATCTGGGAATCTTTTGGAAAGGTTTACAAGGAATACCAAGATGAGAACATTGAAACTAGGGCTAGAGGAGGAAGAGAAGAATCTTTCACTGAGAAATTAGTAAGCAAAGCAAATAAAAAATAAATAACACACACAAAAACAATAATTTATAAAACTAAAAAGTATGTACCCAGTAAATAAACCAAATATTTATAATCAGCCAAAACCAGGAGAAAGATTTTCTTTAAAAGAAGGGAGATATTTTTGGTATTCAAGTATTATGAAAACGTATAATAAAGCCCAACAAGCTGCTTGGCAGAAAGAAATGGAAGAAAAAACCAAGCAAGACCCTCAAACAACAGATGATAATATTAATTGATACGGAAGATAAAGTAATTGAAGTAGAAGGTGTTGATAACGCAAAAGAAACAAAAAAAATTATTAGAGAAACTCTAAAAAATTTTGATGATTTTGAGCACATTATAACTCCATCTATAGAAATTAAAATTATTCCTATAAATACAGATTTTATAATGAATAATTTTTTTAAAAATTTTACTAACCTATCTGGTGACAAAAAAAATAGTTTAGACATAAAACCTGGTCCGCCAAAACAATGATTATAGATACTTCTTATATTTTTCCAAAAATATATGACAATACTCCTTTTATTAAAAACCACCCTGTTTTACACCCTCATAGTACAGCTTATTCTGAATATTGGACTAAAGAACTTGAGGAATTTATTTTAGGGATGTGGAGAGAGGAGCAAACTCCTGAAGGACTGCGTTGGAGGTACATGAACCCTCAATTAAACTACTTTGCCAACTATCACACCATCACTATTCAAGATGGTAAGCAACGTATTAAATCTAGACCTAGCCTATTGGATATAAATTGGACAATTTTAAATTGTTGGTTTATTTGTAGAGGCTTTAGCGGGTTTGATGAGGATGATGAATACACCTGTAATTGGACTGCAAAGTTAAAGCAAGATAAATTGTTAAACAATAGTCTTCCTGATATTCCTCTTAAATTTTTAAATAACCTCACTGATAATTGTTATAAGAAAGATGGCACGTTAAAGACTTATGTAGATCCTTTAGAATATCTTAATGGTACCCATGAAAAACCTCTTGGTAATCCTTTTTATGAGAATAACGCATTGAACCTCTTTGTGTTAGGGTCTAGGTCTGGAGGAAAAAGCTTTATGGCATCAGCGTTAATGGAACATGAGTGGTTATCAGATGGGGCAAAGACTGTGGAGGATTATCTATCAGGTAGGAATAAAGTGGAAATATTTTGCGGGTCAGCCAGTTCAGGAAAATCTTCTCAGCTTTTAGATAAATTCTCAAACTCTTTAAAGAATCTTCCTGGGGAGTATTTTGACAGGGATTATTTTCCTTCTCCTTTTAGTAGGACTTTTTCAGGAACATTGAAGGTAGGTAACTCTAAAAATCCTTATAGGTTTGAGTATGAGAAAAAGATAGGAAATTCTCTAGTAAAAGAAGGTACAGGGTCCTTGTTGATACATGAAACGTATAAAGACAATAAGCAAGCAGCCGTTGGGGGTCGTTACAATGTCCTAGTGGTAGAAGAGGTGGGTTTGGAAGATAAGATTCTCACCGTACATGGAGCGAATGAGTCTACACAGGATATGGGGGCAGGTAAGTTTGGATCTTCCTTATATTTAGGAACAGGCGGGGATATGGATAAAGTTATTGAGTCTGAGATTATATTCAGAGACCCTGAAGCTTATGATTTTCTAGGATTTAAAGATATTTATGAAGGAAGAGGAACTATAGGCTTCTTTCTTCCAGCTATTTACACCAATTTAGCATATAAAGATGAAAATGGTAATACGGATGTAGACACCTCTCTTAAATTTGAGATGGAAAGACGTGAAGAAAAGAAGCAAGCTAATAATACTTCTGCTTATGATGAGTATATTATGTCTAGGCCAATTAAGCCTTCTGAAATGTTTCTCTCAAAAACAGGTAATAAATTCCCTATCGTTATGCTCAGAGAACAACAAGCTTCCAATGATAGATACCAGTTTAAAAAACATTTAAGAACATTGGGAAACCTTGTTGAAGACCCTGATTTTATTACAGGTGTTAAATTTAAACCTAACTTTGATTTAAGACCTATAGATAGATTTCCACATGATTCTAAGTCAGATTTAAAAAGTGCTTGGGAATTTTATGAGCACCCTCCAGTGGGAATTATACCCCCTAATTTATTTAAAATTGTATATGACCCTATTAGAGATGAAGGCGGAGGTACCTCATTAGCAGCAATTTACGTTTACAAGTCTAATAATACCTTAGACAATAACGGTAATGAAATTGTGGCTTGGTGGGTAGGAAGATATGATATGCCTGAAGAAATACATTTAAATTGTGTATTGGCTGCTAAATACTTTAATGCTCAAGTGATGTTTGAGAATAACATTATTGACTTTAAGAATTATTGTATGCGTACAGGAAACTACCATATACTTGCCTCCACCCCAAAACAAATAATTGAGAAAGCTATAAAAGACCCCACATTAAAGTATGATGTGGGAATTCCAATGACAAACCCTTTGAAGCAATATGCTTTAAGATTGGCACAACAATGGTTGTTGG